GACCCAACTATCGATAAAGATATTCAATTAGTTATTAATGTCAACTTTATTGTTAGTCCTATTAAGAATACCACAGAATGGTTAAGAACAAGAGCAGTAATGATAGGAGGAATAATATATAAGCCATTAGATAATGTTGCCATGAGTGTGTTATCAAGGCTTACTGGGGACGCATTTGATAACCCTCGTATGATGTTATGGGGCGATATTAAAGAATTTAATGACAAACAGAATTTTTATTTTAGTAAATTTAATATACCGGATAAAATAAAGGCGGATGATCTCATAAACAAATATCCCGTAACAGAATTTTTAAATCCAATTACTAAACGTTCTATGACTATTCCTTCATTTATGAGTGTTATGTTGAAAAAATACGAAGGGCCAGTTAGTAAAGGTCCATCAATTGATGGATATGGTATTGCATTATCGCAGTCATTAATGAAGAAACTAGGATTAGTTGATGGTGATGTGGTATATTTCAGGTTATATTAATAATTTAATAAATTATCAGATATTTATATAAAAATTGAATTATGACCAATAGAGACAAAGCAATAGAAGACTTTTTAAATAAAACAGTCATCAAAGATGTTTCCGAAGATGGAGCAGAAGAAACCGTATGTGATTTAGTAACGGGTGAGTGTTATATAATTAGATCAAAAGATGGTCTGATTGAGCGTGTTACTAATGAGAAGAAATACATAACCGAAGACGGAAGACAATTATTACAAGATTAAAATATAAAAATTATGGAAAAATTATTACAGGAAGAATTAAAACGTTTCAACGCTATAAACAAATATACTGAGAAACTGTTATCAGAACAAGAACCTCCATTACCTCCTCCACCGCCAGCGGCAGGAGCAGATCCTGGAGCAGATCCTGGAGCATTACCACCACCGCCAGTGGCAGGAGCAGATCCAGCAGCGGCAGGAGCAGACCCCGCAGCTCCCCCAGCGGATTTACCACCACCTGAAGCTGAACCAGAAGGTACAGATTTGGGTGAGACTGATCCAGCATCAGATGATACAACCGAAGAGCTTGATATTACCGATTTAGTTAATATGACCAAGAGCATTAAAAAACAACTTGATGACACACAAGGACAAGATACGGGAGCTACCCAAAAATTAGATGATGTTTTCACAAAATTAAATGATTTGGAATCAAGATTAGGTGAAATGGATCAAGTTTTATCAAAGATTGATCAATTAGGCGCACAAATTCAACAGGTTAAACCAAAAACTCCGATGGAGAAACTTGAGATGAGATCGTTAGATTCATATCCATTTAGTAAAAGCCCTGACCAATTTTTCTCAGAAAAACAAGATGAGATGCAAAAATCAGGAAAGAATGAATATGTACTTACTAAAGGAGATGTTGAAAATTATGGTAAATATGATGTAATGAGGTCATTTAACCCTAATATTGATAGAAATATGTTTTAACACTTGATATTGGAATAATTTTTTCCTATATTTATATTATGATTTACGCCGCATGCGGCAACAATATTTAACAACATGACTAATAACGATTTTATATTATTACATATAACCGACTTTGATGGAGAATTACGTCAAGGTCGGTTTTTATTTTTAAAATTATTCACCCACCATTTGGTAATGATATATTTTTTACTTATATTTGATTACATAAATTTTTATTAACTAAATTTTTTTAAACTATGAGCACATTTGAAGCAGTACAAGAACAGTACGAAAAAAACAGAAAAGCCGCAAGCGGCAACAGGTTCGCCTCTCAAGAGGAAAGAATGAAGAAGTATTTTACCACAGTATTACCACAAGGTTCTACGGGTGAGGAAAGACGGATAAGAATTTTATCTCCAAAAGATGGTTCTACACCGTTTGTAGAAGTATTTTTCCACGAAGTACAGGTAGGTGGGAAATGGGTTAAACTTTGGGACCCGAAGCAGGAAGGTAAGCGTTCACCTTTGAACGAAGTTAAAGACAGTCTCGAAGCCACAGGTCTTGAATCTGATAAAGATTTATCAAAGGGGTATCGTGCGCGTAAATTCTTTGTTGTAAAGGTTATCGACAGAGATCACGAAGCTGACGGACCAAAATTCTGGAGATTCAAAAATAACTCCAAAATGGAGGGCGTTTTTGATAAAATCTTCCCGATTTGGAAAAATAAGGGAGATATTACCGATCCAGTTAAAGGTCGTGATTTGATTCTTTCTTTGGCTTTGACCACATCAGGTACAGGAAAGGTGTACACAGTAATAAATTCAATTATTCCTGAAGATCCGAGTCCGTTACATACCGATGAGGAAACAGCACAGAAATGGCTTAACGATCCTCTCGTATGGTCGGATGTCTATTCTAAGAAACCAGAGGAGTATCTCGATATGGTTGCTCAGGGTGAAAATCCTGTGTATGATAAGGATCTCAAAAAATGGGTTTCAGATGCAACATCTCAATCAACTATAGCTGGTTCAGAGCCAGCTAAAGCCCCGATAGTTGATCCACAGGCTGACGAATCGCCCGAAGATGATGGAGATCTACCATTTTAATCTAAATAATCGCCCATATCTATTAAAGGTATGGGCGATTTAATAAAATTTTTATAAATAACAAATATGGCTATTAAAAAACAAGATTTTTCGGCAATAAAAAAGAAATATTCACAAGAAGCATCATTTAAACCAGATAGGTTTTTTGATTTGGGGGATGCTTTTTTGGATGCTTGCGGCATTCCAGGCCCCGCTATGGGACATTTAAATATGTTTCTTGGTCATACCGACACCGGGAAAACCTGCGCATTAATTAAAACGGCAACAGATGCACAGAAAAAAAACATATTACCTGTTTTTCTTATTTCAGAGCAAAAATGGACATTTGACCACGCAAAACTTATGGGATTTCAATGTGAAAAGGTGATTAAAGAAGATGGCAATTCAGATTGGGACGGATTTTTTCTTTTTAATAATCATTTTGATTATCTTGAACAAATTACAGATTATGTCAATAGTTTACTTGACGCTCAAGACAAGGGTGAATTAGATTACGATTTATGTTTTTTATGGGATTCCGTGGGTTCCATCCCATGTCATATGACATATGACGGAAAAGGTGGTAAAATGGCGAACGCCAGTGTATTATCAGATAAAATAGGTATGGGATTGAATCAACGAATAACAGGATCGAGGAGATCTGATAGAAAATTTACGAACACATTAATCATAATTAACCAACCTTGGGTCCAAATAGCCGAAAATGCTTTTTCTCAACCAAAAATTCGAGCTAAGGGAGGAGAGGCCATATGGTTAAATTCAACTTTAGTTTTTTTATTTGGTAATCAAAAAGAAGCCGGAACGACTAAAATATCTATAACTAAAGAAAAAAGAAAAGTTAAAATTGCAAATAGAACTAAAATTAGTGTAATGAAAAATCATGTCAATGGTCTAGGTTACGAAGATGGTCGCATATTGATTACTATTCACGGATTTATGAAAGGGAAAGACGATGTGGAAGAAAAAAAATCTATTGAAGAATACAAAAAGACTGTTGGGGAATATATTAGTGAAAGATTAGGAATTGCCGTTTCTGATATAGATAATACCGAAATTATAACTGAGGAAGAATAAACCATATTCGAGCACTTTTATTTATTACCATATATTTATATATGATGGGACGGCCAAAGAAAAAAAGGGAGGAACTTAGAATTAAGTTCGGGATATCTATCGACCCAAAATTATTTGAACTACTTGAAAAAGAAACTATGAGTAGAACGAAGTTTATTGAAAAGGTACTTAAAGAATATTATGACAAGAAGAATTTGTAGTAAATGTGGAATTGAAAAATCATTAGATGAATTTTATTTAAGAAGAGGATCTATTGATGGATATCGAAATGATTGTAAAGAATGTTTTAATGAGGGAGCAAAAAATATAGAGAAAATAATTCTGAAAAAATAAAAAAAGCAAAACATTTATTTTTCGAAAGAAATAAAGATGATTTGCTGTTAAAGAAGCAAGAATATCGAAAAAACAATCCCGAAAAATATAAGGCGGAAACTAAAAAATATTATGAAAAAACAAAAAAGGTTCAGTATTTAAAAAGAAAAAAGTGGATTAATGAAAATAGAGAAACATATAATCAATATTTTAGAACAATGAAAAAAAATAATCCATTATATAAATTATCATGTACGGTTCGTGGCCGTATCAATAATTTATTAAAAAGAAAGAGCATAAAAAAGAAGTATAGAACATTTGATCTTATCGGATGTTCTTCACAATTCTTAAAAGAACATTTGGAAAATCAATTTACTGATGGAATGAATTGGGGAAATCACGGGCAGTTTGGGTGGCATATTGATCACAGAATTCCATTGGATTCAGTAAAAACAGAGGATGAATTATATAAGTTATGTCATTACACAAATCTTCAACCTTTGTGGTGGTTAGATAATATTCACAAATCCACTAAAATCATTTGATTTGTCCGAAAAATTATGTATCTTTAATTAAAATATAAAATTATGAAAAAACTATTAGTAGTATTGGCCTTTATGGCTATGACAATTAGCGGATTTGCACAAAGTCCATGGAGTGGCTTTTTTAAACCTGTTAACTCACAACAATTTGAATATCACCTTAAAGGTGTATCAGAAGGATTAAATCCAAATGTATGGTTGTTTAGACCTGCAGTTTCAATTGCCGCCACGATGTTATCATATGATAAAACCACAAAAGATTGGGCAGCAACGGCATTTACTTCAGTCGGTATGGGTATTGGTTATCAACATTATATTGATAATAACGGTACGCCATATAACAATTTCGGTTTTAACGCATTGATGTTTGTTAATACAGTGCCCGAAGCAACGATATCTCTCGCGGGAACAGTAAGCGCATTGAAATTTATTGATGTCGGTGGGGGATATAATTTTGGCACAAAAAATCCTTTTGTATTATTGGGTATCAAGTACAATTTCTAATATTCACAAATAATTTCTATGAATGACCACATTATTGTGCGACGGCGATAATTTGCTTACAATTGGCTTCTATGGCGTTAAAAATTACTTCTATAAGGGTGAGCACATTGGGGGAATATATCATTTCCTCAATACCCTGAGAAGATCATTTGAAAACTACCACTTGGACAAGATAGTTGTCTTTTGGGATGGAGAGGAAGGATCTCTGTCACGTAAAAAATTATATCCTTATTACAAAGAAAATCCAAAAACCAGATTAAAAAGTGAAAACGAAGTAAACTCTTATCTTTATCAACGACAGAGAGTTAAACAATATTTAGAAGAACTATATGTTAGGCAGGGAGAATATAAATATTGTGAAACAGATGATTGTATCGCATATTATACTCAAATCACCCCAGAGGAAAAGAAAATCATTTTTTCATCAGATGGAGACCTAACACAGCTTGTTAATGAAAAAACACAACTATATAACCCATCACATCATAAATTATATAAACCAAAAGATACTTTTGTCTATGACCACGAAGAGGTTTTAATAGAAAATATCAAATTGGTAAAAATGTTGTGTGGCGACCCTTCCGACAATATAGCGGGAATCCGAAATCTTGGAATTAAAAGATTAAAGGAACTATTCCCCGAAATTGTATCTCAACCTCTGACCTTGGAGTATATCAGGTATAAAACTAATTTCTTATTCGAACAGGATAAGGAAAATAAGATTATACAGAATCTCATAACAGGGGTTACTAAACGTGGTGTATTCGGTGAAGAATTCTTCCAAGTTAATAGTAGTATTGTTAGTTTAGACGAACCGATTTTAACAGAGGAGGCAAAAGCTAATATAAATGTATTGATAACAGAAGTCCTAGACCCCGAAGGAAGGTCATATAAGAACACAATGAAAATGATGATGGAAGATGGACTATTTACAGTCCTTCCGAAATCAGATGATGCATGGATCAAATTTCTTAATCCATTCCTCAGATTAACGAGAAAAGAAAAAAATAAACGCTATACAAATATAAAAAGATAAAGATATGCAAAGTCAAGATTTTACTAAATTCGAATTTCTCTTAACGCTGGAAAAAAACATAGTTATTCAGAGATATTTCAATGTTCCCAATTATAATCCAAAGACCAGAAATTCACTATATTTACATGAATGTGTAAAATATATTTGTGATGAAATTTCACAAGATTTAAAAATGAAAACATTGGATTATTTGAGTGACGATCATAAATCTTTTCTCGATTTTAACTATGAGGAACTTACTACGAGACCCGATGAAGAGTATTTTTTATTGAGAATATTATTGGGTGAAGAAGTATTTATTTCTAGGATTTTCCCCGCTCATATTTATCATCCAAAAGCACGATATGCGGTGGATATTAGGCCGAAGGTCAGAAGAATATTATCAGATTTAACGAATGTTTTATCATCTGAAGTATTGACCAACACCTACCTACAGTATGAGATAAAGTAAAAGAGAAATAGAAAAAATGAACGATAAAAATTTTGGTTATTTAGGAACAGGATTTCAACAGCAACTGATTAAGACACTCATCGAAGACAAAAAATTTTCGATAATAATAATAGATTCCATAGATAGTAAGTACTTTGATGGACCTTATTTCAAATATCTTATGGAAAATATTAAAGAGTTGTATACCGCCTATGGCGCAATTCCTGATTATACGACACTTGAGCAGAAGATAATGAAAGAGAATAGGGATATCTCAAGCAGAGTGCATATAGATACATTACATGCAATCAGAGACCTTGACCTTCCAAACGCTGGGTTTGTTAAGGAAACATCATTAAATTTTTGTAAACAGCAGGTTTTGAAAAAATCCCTCAAGGAAGTTGAAGAGATTATGAATAATGGTGATTTTGAGGAATACCATAAGATTGAAGAAATTGTTCAAAAAGCATTACTGGTAGGTTCAACAACTGATTCTGTGATAGATATTTTCGAAAATGTTCGAGAATCATTGGAAGATGATAATAGAGTTCCATTCCCAACAGGAATTACGGGAATTGATAATCTTCTTAGAGGTGGTTTAGCTAAAGGCGAACTTGGTCTTTTTCTTGCTGCTTTAGGTGTTGGAAAAACCAGCTGGCTTACTAAAGTTGCTAATACTGCATACAATGTTGGAGGAAATGTTTTACATATATTCTTTGAAGATAACGAAAGAGACATACGAAGAAAACATTACACATGTTGGACAAAATATTCCGATACTGAACAAAAAGAGCATAAAGAAGAAGTTATTCAAATTGTGAATGAAAAAAGAACAACCAAAAATTTTCTTAGACTTGTAAAATTAGCCCCATTTGGAGTTTCGGTCAGTGATATTAGATCAATAGTCAGAAAGTTAGCGTCTGAAGGTCAACATATTGATATGTTAGTTATTGACTATGTTGATTGTATTTCGAGTGAAAGGGCTATTGATGGTGAAGAATGGAAAGGTGAGGGAACAATAATGAGAAGTCTGGAAGCGATGAAAGATGAATTCAACATCGTTATATGGACGGCAACCCAGGGTGGACGCCAAAGTATCGGTTCTGAAGTGGTTACAACCGACCAGATAGGGGGATCTATTAAGAAAGCTCAAATTGGTCATGTTGTAATATCAGCAGGAAAAACCCTTGAGCAAAAAGAACACAACCTCGCAACCATTACATTACTTAAATCCCGTATTGGCCAAGATGGTGTGGTATTCACAAATTGTAAATTTAATAACGAATATCTTGATATCGACACAGATACACAGAATACTCTCCTTGGCCACGAAGAACAAGTAGCTGAGAGAAAGAGAGAAAGAGCATCTACTGTTTATAAAGCGGCGATAGAAAAAGATGAGCGTAAACTTGAAGCACAGGTAGAAAAAATATTAGAATCAAAAATAATCAGAATTAATCAAGAACATGAAAGTGGACAAACATTAAATATGGTTAATGAAATTGGAGCAATTGAACTTGTAGACGATGTTAGTGAGGAATCCACCGTACAAGATACCGTACAAGATACCGTACAAGATGAAATATCAAAAGAAGAAAAAAATAACCTCAGGCTTAAAGAAGTAAGAATGGAATTAGCTAAACAGAGGAAACAGAAGGTTGAAGAAATGGAGATGAATTCTGGATAGAAGAACATAGAAGAAACTCACAATAAATAATAAATTAAATATATAATTTTATGGACATATCACAAAGAATACTATCCGATCTAACGGTTTATATGAAATATGCAAAATATATTCCCGCACTAAATAGAAGAGAAACTTGGGACGAAATAGTCACAAGGAATATCAATATGCATATAAAAAAATACCCCAAATTAAAGGAGGAGATCATCGAAAACTATAAGATGGTATATGATAAGAAAGTGTTACCCTCTATGAGGTCACTACAATTCGGAGGTAAACCTATTGAAATTAGCCCAAACAGAATTTATAATTGCGCATATCAACCAATGGATCATATTGATGCATTTTCTGAAACAATGTTTCTCCTTCTTGGAGGAACAGGAGTTGGATATTCGGTACAAAAACATCATGTTGAAAAATTACCTGAAATCCGGAAACCAAATCCAACAAGAACTCGAAGATATTTGGTTGGTGATAATATTGAAGGATGGGCTGATTGTATAAAAGTTTTAATGAAATCATACTTTGGGTTATCTTTATCCGTTCCTGTTTTCGATTATTCCGATATTAGATCAAAAGGATCACAATTAGTTACTTCAGGTGGGAAAGCTCCAGGACCACAACCATTAAAGGACTGTGTTCATAATATAAGTAAGATACTTGAATTGAAACAAGATGGTGAAAAACTTGAAACTATTGAAGTTCATGATATTATTTGTTTCATCGCTGACGCGGTTCTTGCGGGTGGAATAAGAAGGGCAGCCCTGATATCTCTATTTAGTGCTGACGACACTGAAATGATATCATGTAAGAATGGTTTATGGTGGGAATCTAATCCTCAAAGAGGAAGGGCAAATAATTCTGCGATTCTTCTGAGACATCGGATAACGAAAGAGTTTTTTATGGATTTATGGAAAAGAGTCGAAGCTTCAGGATCGGGCGAGCCGGGAATTTATTTATCCAACGATAAAGAGTACGGAACAAATCCATGTTGTGAAATTTCATTGAGATCAAATCAATTTTGTGTGTCAGGTGAAACTAATCTAATTACAAAAGATGGTCTGCATAAAATTTCAGATGTTGTTGATTCTGATATTGAAATATGGAATGGAGAAAAATGGTCAGAAGTGAGACCATATCAAACTGGTTTCCAAGATAGGTTACATCGTGTGTGGTTTTCTGATGGGTCGTTTTTAGATGTTACAGACAATCATAAGTTTTTAATAAAAAATAGATTTGAAAAAGAATTTAAAGAAGTTGAAACAATTGATTTAATTAATTTATTAGAAACGTCAAAATATCAATTGCAAATACCTAAAAGTAATATAGTTTATAATGGAGGTAGTGATAATAAAAATGCGTATGAATATGGTTTCATTTTAGGTGACGGATTTGTATACGGTAAAAACCATCAATATGTTGATGCAAATTTATATAATGAAGATAAAAAACTAAAATTCACATCATATAAAGTTATTGGCGAATATTTTAACTATAATAATAAACCATATACAACAATAAGATTTGATGTTGATAATAATTTTTCATATAAGTTAAAATATGATATGGGGTTACCGAGCGAGATTTTCAATTGGTCGAAGAAAAGTATTTTAGAATTTATTGCTGGATGGGCGGACGCTGATGGATCACAAGCCTCCAATGGTATTAGAATATATGGGTCTGAAGATAAAATTAGAGATGGACAATTATTACTTACTAAAATAGGATTAAGTAGTTCTGTGAATTTATTACAAAAAAAAGGAACAAAAACCAATTTGGGTATTAGAAAAAAAGATTTATGGTATTTACAAATTACTGTGAATTACGAAATTCCCACTCAAAGATTAATATCAAATAATAAAAAACAACATAACGGAAAAGGCAAAAATCAAATTATCAAAAAAATTAATACACTAGAAGGGGTTCATAATTCATATTGTTTAACTGAAAACGAAAAACATCAATGTGTATTCAATAATGTCTTAACAAAACAATGTAATTTGTGTGAAGTGAATGTTTCAGATATAGAATCTCAAGAAGATTTGAATCAAAGAGTTCGAGCTGCTGCTTTTATTGGAACATTACAGGCAGGATATACCGACTTTCATTATCTAAGAGACATATGGAAGAGGACAACAGAAAAAGAAGCATTAATTGGGGTATCATTAACAGGTATTGGGTCAGGTAGAATATTAAATTTTGATATGAAAGCCGCAGCTAAAATTGTCAAGGAAGAAAACATTCGAGTAGCGGATTTAATTGGAATAAATAAATCTGCAAGAACAACAACTATTAAACCAAGCGGAACGGCATCTTTAGTTTTAGGAACTTCAAGTGGCGTCCATGCGTGGCACAGTTCATATTATCTCCGTAGGATTCGTGTAGGTAAGAATGAGCCAATATACACTTATTTAAGTATGTATCACACAGAATTACTGGAAGATGATTTCTTCAGACCACATGATACTGCGATCATTTCTGTGCCTCAAAAAGCTCCCGAAGGATCTATATTGAGAACAGAATCTCCACTCCAATTACTAGAAAGAATTAAATTCATATCGCAAAACTGGATTAAACCAGGGCATAGAAGTGGGTCAAATACTCACAATGTTTCTGCGACTATTAGTTTAAGAGAAAACGAATGGGACGCCGTGGGAGAATGGATGTGGGCATCAAGGGAATATTATAATGGTCTTTCAGTATTACCTTATGATAGTGGGTCATATAAACAACCTCCATTCACCGATTGTACCAAGGAAGAATATGAGAGATTAATTAGCGTTTTGCATGACATTGATTTAACTAAAGTTGTTGAATTACATGATAATACAAATCTCATGGGGGAACTTGCGTGCTCGGGGCCCAATGGATGTGAAATAAAATAAATTTAAAAATACTGATAATATGATACATATATCAAATAAGATGGTTCATCCAGAGTTCGATGAATATGGGATATTAATTAAAGGAAGTGAAGGATACGCCGATGGATATTTTTTAACCATAGATGAACTTAAAGAATTGCTTAGGGATTTTCAGGCCGATTGTCACGATGGATTTGTTAGTAATGACAAAGCATACATCGAAGAATGGTTAAGAAAGCATAAGTTAGAATAGTTTTCAAACTTAATTTCTGATATTTAATCGCAATGACGCTACTCATTGCGATTTTTTTTATTTTATAATATTTATGAAATATGATATCATTCTTATGAAAAAAAGAACATTAACCGAAGAAATCAATAGAATAAAAAAGTTAAATGAGTTATTTGCTGACGATAACGACGATTATCTATATGATCCTGAGTATTATGAGAGAGACGATGAAGATGAAGACGATGAACCCACTCCGCAATATGATGAGAATGGTGAATTAATTGAACCCCCAGATTTTGAAGAGGATTTGACTTTAGGGCCAAACGCATCCTCTGCAAATGATTCAACAGAAATATCAGAACCCGAACCTGAGACGGTAGAACGCACAAAAAAGGAAATACATCATTATGACAGGGAGAAGACGGATCAAATACACGAGCTATTAATGTTTGATCACTTACAAATCCATAAAGGTGATCTAACACGGGATATGATTGATGAGCCAGTTCTTCAGTTTATGATAAAAGATTTTCTCGTAAAACCAACAGACGATTTTGGACACGATAGGATGTTTGGATTCAATTACGCTAAACGAGGAGGCGGAGAGATTAATCCAATTAAAGATTACGGATATGCTAATATAACGCCAGCTAATAAATCAATAATTAAAGATAAAAATAAATTTCACATATATACTAATAATTTAATTGACATTTATAATAAAAAATTAAGTTTGAAAAAATATACGGATAATGTTATCGGTCCTATTACAGATCGTCGAGATAGAGAATATAATGGAGGAAATTAATGGCAACATACGGTATAGATTACCCATTTAGGGATAGCGCGATTGGAAATTATGTGAGAATGACATCTACTCCTGAGAGGGAAGTAAGAGCGGATCTTATTCATTTGTTATTGACAAGAAAAGGTAGCAGATATTTTTTACCTGATTTTGGTACAAGAATATATGAATATATTTTCGATCAAAATGATATGGTATCATTTAATCTTATAGAGGATGAAATAAGAGAGGGAATACGAAAGTATATTCCCAATCTAGATGTGGACTCAATAAAAATTATGTCAGCAGAAGATGATCCCGAAACTCCCCCGATGCCAGCAGAAGATGAAGATGAGAGGTTATTTAGGGTTGCCGATGATTCAGCTAAACCATACACAGCAAGAGTTAAAATAGATTATACTGTTAATAATGGAACATTTTCCACATCAGATTTTGTAATAATAAACATTTAATATGTCAAAAGGAATATCGTATAGCCAAAGAGATTTTGCCAGTCTTAGAGATGACTTGGTAAAGTTAACACAACAATACTACCCTGATTTAATCTCTAATTTTAACGATGCTTCAATTTATTCGGTATTATTAGACCTAAATGCTGCGGTGGCGGATAACTTACACTTTCATATAGATAGAGTATGGCAAGAAACAATGTTGGATTTTGCGCAGCAAAGACAATCATTATTTCACATCGCTAAGACATATGGAATTAAATTACCAGGACTGAGACCATCCGTGGCATTATGTGACTTTAGTATAAATGTTCCTGTTAATGGGGATAAAGACGATGAAAGATATGAAGGAATCCTTAAAGCGGGATCTCAAGTTTCAGGTGGTGGACAGATTTTTGAAATTGTTGATGATGTGGATTTTTCAAGTCCTTTTAATATTAGGGGTGAATCTAATAGATTAAAAATACCGAATTTCAATAGTAATAAGAAGTTAATATCATATACAATAACTAAAAGAGAAGCGGTTGTTAATGGTGTTACGAAAATATATCGAAAAGTTATTACGGACATCGATCAAAAACCATTCTTGAAGTTATATCTTCCAGAGAAAAATGTTTTAGGTGTAATATCAGTCATACATAAGGATGGTACAAGTTTTGGTGGAAACCCAACGTCTGATGAATTTATGTCGTCGCCAAATAAATGGTATGAAGTTAAATCATTAATTGAAGATAAGGTTTTTATTCAAAATCCAACGGCAGCATCCGATAGAGATAACTTCAAAGCGGGCGATTATGTTAGTGTTACTAATAAATTTTATACGGAATATTTACCCGAAGGTTATTTCATGTTGACTTTTGGCTCTGGTAACGTCGACCCGATGGATAATTTGGATAGTTATATGAGCGGCTCTATGCAAGTTAATCTTGCCACATTCTTGAATAACACATCATTAGGCGCGATTCCAAAAACAAACAGTACATTATTTGTCAAATATAGAATTGGTGGGGGTAAAAATACAAATATGGGAATTAGTGTTATAACAACTATGGATTCATATGATTACGCTGTAAATGGCCCAAACGCATCAATAAATAGTCAAGTAAATCAATCAATGAGAGTGGTTAATGTTACACCAGCGATCGGTGGTGCAGATGCCCCAACAATTGAAGAAATAAGAAATATGATTGCCTATAATTTTGCGGCACAAAATAGAGCGGTAACATTAAACGATTATAAATCAATGATTGAAACAATGCCATCCACTTATGGGGCGCCCGCAAAGGTCAATGTAATGGAAGAAGATAATAAGGTTAGAATTAAGTTATTATCATACGATGAAAATGGTAATTTAATTGAGACAGTTTCAACCACATTAAAAAATAATGTATTAAATTATCTTTCCAATTATAGAATGTTAAATGATTATTTAGACATACGGAGCGGTGAGGTAATTGATATGGGATTAGAAATGGATCTAGTTGTTAATAAAAATGAAAATTCAACGGAAATTATAAAATCTGTTATTGAACAAACAACATCATTCTTTTCTGTCACTAAAAGAAAAATGGGAGATCCATTATTGGTTGGTGATTTAAAGAGAGAAATTGGTAATGTTGGTGGAGTTGTAAATGTGGTAGATATAAGAGTATATAATAAAATAGGTGGAAATTATTCATCATCACAAGTGGCTCAATCATATGTGAGTGACGTGACTAAAGAAATTCAACAGTCCGATGGTACTATCTATATGAAGTCAAATCAGATATTTCAAATTAGATTTCCTAATGTAGATATAAAAATAAGAACGAAAAATCTCAGTTCCACTACATATTAATCTCTTTTTTGTTTATCTTAGTAGAAAACGCTCTACTTTCTATTTATAGATAGAGAAATATTTCATATGATACAAAAACATAGAATATATACTAACATTGGGAGAGATCAGAAAATCAATGTTGAAATATTAAATAGCTGGGATTTGATGGAAATCCTTAGCCTAAAATTCTCACAGAAAGACATTTACGCATCAGGAAATTGTTCAGAATATGGGGTCGTTGTTGGCCGTATTTCCGCTAATAATGGTTTTGGTATTCCAAATGCAAAAGTTTCAATTTTTATTCCACAAACCGATCTTGATATAAACGATCCCGTTATTTCAAAATTATATCCATATACAAGCGTAACTGACAAAGATGAAAATGGATATCGTTATAATTTATTACCCGCAAGACAGCAACATTCAGGTCACGCTCCAACAGGAACATTTCCCGATCAAGAAGATATTTTAATAAGAGAAGAAGTTCTTCAGGTATTTGAAACCTATTACATTTACACGGTTAAAACCAATACCTCTGGAGACTTTATGATTTGGGGAGTGCCAGTTGGATCACAAACAATACATGTTGATGTTGATTTATCGGATATAGGATGTTTTTCACTTAGGCCATATGATTTTATTAAGAAGGGAATGGGTGTGGATGAATTCGAAAGATACTATCAGTTCAAGTCGAGTTCCGATATAGATGGATTACCACAGATTGTTACATATGACCAAACGATTGAAGTTTATCCATTCTGGGGTAATGAGGAATTATGTGAAATAGGGATATCCAGAATAGATTTTGATTTAACAAGTAAAGGAATTAAAATTGAGCCAATATCTTTAGTTTTAATTTCATCAGTAACCGACGATAATAGTGATGCGGTTAAAAGAAATGGAAAGATCAGAAGGAATACGGGTTATAAATGTAATTTACAAACAAGAACTGGAAAAGTAGAATGTATTCGATATACAGGTAATAAAGTTTACGCATCCGATGGTGTTACCCTTTATCCTGAATTGGAAAACTTTAATATTAGTGAAGTTATTGATGAAGATGGTATTATGATGGGAGTTTTACCAATGAATTTGGATTATGTGTACACAAACGAACTTGGTGAACCAGAAATCACAAACGACCCAAATAAAGGAATAGCAACATCGTCCATTGCTAGGTTTAGATTTAGTTTGGACTTTGAAGCCCGTAAAACCGCAACAGCAAAATACCTTGTACCGAATATCAGAGAATTTAACCCAAATACTGGAGCAACTCTAACAATGTTGGGTACGAATAGTTTAAATGAATATAGTGAAGGAATGTTGGCGACTTATCAGTTTTCAGATGTATTCGAAGATTACCTGACCGTAACACCTGAATATACTGGTCTAACATTGGATCACACAAGCTATAATACAAGTGTTAAGGAACATAAACGAGATTTAATGCTTGGGACAAATAATGATAATATACCTGAAGATTGTTTCTATAAGTTCGTTTATGGTAAAGTATATACCGTATCATCATTTCAAGGTTCACATTTTGAAGGCACCAGAAGAGATGCGTTTTTAGGAATTAAACAAATAAGACCAACGGCAGATGAAGATTGCGCATCTAATGCAAATTATTTTCCAGTAAATTTTGGATATAAGAATAGAACAAAATTTATGTTAATACTAAGTCAAGTACTATTATTTCTCCAATACATTGTTTCAATTATTTTTGTAAAAGTCGGTGAATTATTAGGAAAGTTTTTTTATAGTGTAGCTACCTTTTTCTATGGTATTGGTTGGCGTAAGTGGAGACCATTCAGAAGATTTTCACAACGATTGATAGATTTAGCATATAGAATTCAAGATAGATTTACTCAACAACTTCCATTAACAATTTATCCGGATTGTGAAGAATGTACAACTAATGATGAAGCTGTGGCGTCTGAC